GGTGATCGAAGGCGAGGTGTTGCTTGCAGCGCAGAAGGAGGCGAAGTAGCCATGGCGCTCAACATGGACGCAGCCGTCCGCGTCAAAGCCAGCGTTGATGGCCTTGCCGAGATCAACAGCCTGAACAAGGCGCTGGGCGCCACAGAAAAGCAGGCCAAGGAAACTGGCGGCGCGCTTGGTCGGATCAAAGGCGTGGCTGGTGGGTTGAGCGGCGCTCTTGGCGCGCTGGTCCCCGCGGCTGGCATCGCAGGTATCGCGGCTCTTGGCAAGAACGCAATCGATGCAGCCGATAACCTGAACGATCTCAGTCAGCGCGTCGGCGTGGCCGTGCCAACGCTGAGCAAGTTTGGCGCGGCCGCAGCGGACAGCGGCAGCAGCATCGAAGAGGTAGCCAAGGCAATGGGGCGATTGTCGAAGGGCATCGTCGATCCGGCGTCTAAGACCAACGAAGCGCTCAAGTCTCTGGGCATCAGCTCGATCGATGCATCCGGCAAGGTGCGAAGTGTGGACGCGATCATGCTTGACCTGGCCGATAAGTTCTCGAAGCTGCCAGACGGGGCACAGAAGACTGCACTCGCGATGGAGCTGTTCGGCAAGTCAGGCATGAACCTGATCCCGATGCTGAACGGCGGCCGTGATGCGCTCAGCCAATACGCTGCCACGATCGACACCGACATGGCGCAGGCATCGGACAAGTTCAACGATGCACTCAACGCCATTGGCAGGGAAGTCGCTGGGCCGTTCAATGAAGCGGTGACAGCCCTGCTGCCATTCATTACGCAGGCAGCAGAAGGCATTGCTGGCCTTGCGAAGTGGTTCAGCCAACTGCCGCCAGGGATGCAAACGGCTATCGCTGCAGTGGGTGCGCTGGCCGCTGCGTTTGTGGTTCTTGCCCCTGCAATCAGCGCCATCATTTCTGTGGTCACCACCCTCGGTCCGGCATTGGCTGCCATTGGTCCATTCTTGGTTGGATTGCCTGCCTTGATTGCCGGCTGGGCTGGTGCGATTGGCCCCTTGGTTGGCGCCCTTGGCGGCCTAGGGCAAGTCCTGATTGCCGTGTTCACTGGCCCAGTTGGCTGGATTGCACTGCTGGTGGCGGTTGGTGTGGCAATTTACGCATTCCGTGATCAGATCGCTGAAGTCTTCAGGGGGCTGGGGATTCTCCTTGAGGCGGTTGCTCAAGGATTCAAGGCAATCTTTATTGACCCGGTGTTGCGGTCGCTTAAGTTCATGGCCGACGGGATCCAGCAACTGTTCTCAACTCTTGGCAAAATCCTTGCGGCCCCCTTTGAGATTGCGTCTAACACGATTCGCGGAATTGTCAATGGCGTGATCAGTGGCGTTGAGGGCGCCATCAACGGGGCAATCGGCGGCATCAATCAATTGATCCGCGCGGCAAACCGCGCACTAGAAGTGCTGCGCCTGCCTCAAATCCCTGAGTTCAACAATGTGCGCCTGCCACGCTTTGCCGAAGGTGGCGTGGTCAATGGCCCGACCATGGCCTTGGTTGGCGAGGGCGGAGAGCCTGAATACATCGTGCCGCAGTCCAAGGCTGCAGGATTCGCCGCAAACTGGATGGCGGGGCGCCGTGGCGCATCGGCCATCCCTCGCTTTGCCGAAGGTGGCGTGGTTGTTCCTAGCACTGCGCAGGTCAGCATCCAGACCGGCCCTGTCACCCAGATGGGCGGAACCGATTTCGTAACAACGCAGGACATGAGCAGAGCTGTGCGGGCTGGCGTCCAGCAGACACTGGACATCATCCGCAATGACATTGGCGCGCGCGCTGCGCTGGGGCTGGCCTGATGGCTGCTTACGACATCATGTGTTTCCTTGAGTATTACGCCGATCGGGATGCGGTGATCAATCCTGCAACGAGCCTGCGATCACCACAAGGGCAATGGCAGAATTTTTATCAAGCCAATCAAGTGCTCAGCATTGATGCCAGCGTTGGCGGTGCTTATGCCTATCTTGCGTTTGATGTCGATGGCTTTGGCTCGACCGCTGCTGCATCGATCAACAACCTAAGCCTCAGCATTGCTGCAACGGCCAGCATTGTGGACATCACTGATGCGGCAATGGGCAATGACAACCTGATCATTGCTTCGCTTTACATCCAAGATGCAGGGCAAGACGCCTTTGATGGCGGCTCTGCGCAGCTGATCAGCCGTTACATCGGCAGCATCGAAGGCGCCAGCGTCAGTGACACAGCTGTTAGCTGGTCCATCAACCCGGCAATCAACAAGCTCAAGTCTCAGATCCCGACCCGCAAGATCACAGCTGGGATGCTGGTGAGGCAGCAGGGGCAATGATGGAAACGATCATCGCCACCGGGATCACAGCCACTTGCGCCGATGGATCGGTGCATGATGACGTGATGATGAAGGTGCAGGATGGCATCGTGATCTATGAGACCGCAACAGGCGAGCATCTTTGCGGTGACTGCTGCGTCAAGACCCTTGACAATGCGCAGTTCCTGGCACCGATCCAGTACATCGCCCGAGCGATTGAACAGTACCGTAAGCAGGAGGCACGGTAATGGCTGGTTTTCAGTTCGAGGGCGGAGTAGGGAAAGAGCTGCAGGTCTTTGGCCTTGAGTTCCTCTCGTGGTGGGCCAGGCCGCAAAGCGCCAAGCCGCAACCCAAGGCAGAGGTTGGCACTGCTGCCACCCGCAGCGATGCAGCGATTGAGAAAAGCAAGAAGCCGCAAACCGAGATCGCTAAGCAACAGGTCGTTGCCCAGGCTGGTGACACGGTGCCGATCGTGTTCTGCAAGCGGGTCAGCAGCATTGGCGGGACATGGGTGCAACCGGCTCTGGTCAAGACGGGCTCAATTGATTTTGTCGGGCAGTTCCTGTATGTGATCAGCCAGGGGCAAATGGTCAGCAGCCCGGTCAAGCATTACGCATGGGTCGGGGCGAATAACGTCAAGTTTCTGTCAAATGCAGCGTCGATCACCTTGACGCATTACTACTCATCGCCTGCTGCAATGGCAGCCAGCCCTAACAGCTGCCCGATCACTAGCGGCAAGATCTTTTGCGATCTCAACTCGTACTCTTACCTGCAGCCAGTCTGGACAACAGCGGGCTACACCGAGCGAGAGGCTGACTACAGTCAGTTTTACAACGTCGTAAGCGTCATCACTCGCGGTGTTGGTGATACCAGCAACTCAACGATCAGCATCCCTAATGCCAATCTTGCCGTTTATGACAACAAGACTGGCAATGACGTCACGTCTGGCTATTGGTCTTACCTGGGCGTGAACCCAGCCACCACAAGCACGATCCTTAATGGGATTTACAACGGCTCCGGCACGTTGATCGGCTGTAAAACCGTTGGCACCATCGAGCGGTTCCCGACCACTGGATGGACTGCGCCTGACCCGAACTACTTCACCAACTTTGGCGCGACTGGTCCGGTTACATACGTCTGGGGCGCAGGCACTGTTAACAATCAAGCGGTTCCGGCTAACCCTGCCAGCACTGGCACCCTGACCGGCACGCAGTACGAGATCCAGCTGAGCCCATACGCCAACCCTGCAGCGCCGCCCAGCACTGCTGACTACACGACATTTGCAGACATCACATTTCTGCAGGTCAGCGGCAACATCTATGACCCGCCGGATTCTGGCTCGTATCCGACGACCACGAGACAGATCTCGCTGTTCTACGAAAGCGGCGTCACGGTTGACCTGTACAGCGGCGGGCTAGTCGCTGGCGTCTATGCCACAGGCGCTAGCAATCAGTTCGTTGATCTGGCGATGTACTTGTTCACGCTGATGAACCGGGCGAATGGCGCCAGCACCAACGCATTGGCAGCGCCGATCGACGTGAGCAACCTGCAAGCCCTGGCCAGCTTCTGCACCAACAATGGAACGCTGTTCAACGGCATCATTGAGCAGTCGGTCAACATCATTGACTACATCTCAAAGACTGCGCCCTTCTTTCTGTTGTCGTTTGTGTCGAGCAATGGCCGCTACAGCCTGCAACCGCTGCTGCCAGTTAACGTCAGCAATGGCATCAAGGTAACAGCGCTAACGCCTGTGCTGACCTTTACGGAAGACGACATCCTGCCGGGCACCTTTCAGAAGGAGTACATCGACGCTGATGCCAGGCGGCCGGTCAACATCTCGCTTGTATGGCGTGAAGCTGATCCGCTCACGATTGGCATTCAGCGGACCACGACGGTGCGTTATCCGACGACCGACAGCGATGCTCCGGCCGAGCAGTTCGACATGACCGATTTCTGCACATCCGCTGCACACGCGACGCTGTTCGGCAAATACGAGCTGGCTCGTCGCAAGTATTCGACACATGTGGTGTCGTTCTCAACAGCGCTGCTGACCACCAGTCTGGTGCCGACGCAGATCATCAAGGTCGAGCGGCAACGGATCAACAGCAGAGGCGACAACCGCACAGAAACCGAGTGGTATCAGGTAACTAACGTGAAACACACCAGCTCGGGCATCACGGCCATCGCTGCTGCGCAGTTCCCTGTCAACGGCAGCGACATCGCGCTGATCAGCAACGAAGTTGTCAATGGCACATTTGAGGTGATCTGATGGCTACCTTCCCAGCACTTGAGCCAGCATCGCGTGAGATCAGCTTTGGCGATTACCCGCAGCTGGTCTACGAAGGCGTGAGCGGTGTGAACGTCAGGTTCCTGCAGGGCACTGATCGCATCAATCAGGTGCTCACGCTTGGGTACACATACCTCAGCGAATCTGACATGTACCTTCTACTGGATCACTACAACGGACAGGAGGGCACCCTAATCCCGTTCGACTTGCCATCTGAAGTGTGGGCCGGCTTCACCACGCCGCCCATTGGCACAGAGTATGAATGGCGTTACGCCACTGACCTGAGCATTGAGCAGGCCGCGCCGATCAGCTATAACGTCACTGCTCAGCTCGTCTCGACGATTGCGCCATGACGTTTCCTGCTCTGGTGCCATCGGCTCGGGTTTACACCCCAGGCAACCTGCCACAGGCGGTGCAGCAATCACTGAACGGTGTGGTGACAGGCTTTCGGCGCGGCAACCGGCGAGTTGCGCAGACCCTAGCGCTCAGTTACGGCAACCTGGACGAGACGGATCTGAACCTGCTGAAGGCGCATTTCATCGATCGCAAAGGCACTTACGATCTGTTCTATCTATCGGCAGAAGTATGGAGCGGATTTACAACGCCGCCGGTCCCTCTGCTGTCTGATTTCACCTGGAAGTATCGCGCGCCATTGGCGATCAGCCAAGCATCATGCGGTCGCTACAACGTTGAGGTTGAACTTGAGACAGAACCTGTTGACATTGGCGACCTGATCCTTGATGCAGGGTTAGCATCTGCATCACCGGCTCGCGATTACACTGTGAGCGGCGGCCTTGCTGCAGCCGCACCAGCCCGCGACTATGTGATCAGCCCTGGAGGCGCCGCATGAGCATCACCCTTTCAGCCCTGCAAAAGCAGCGCCGCGACACTGCTGCCAACTGGACCACAGCGAACCCGACGCTGCTGGCCGGTGAGATCGGCATTGAATCCGACACCAGCAAGTGGAAGGTGGGTGATGGCACAACGGCCTGGAACAGCCTGGCGTATGTGCCAGCATTCTCTATCAGCGCTTACCCGCTGGTCAATGCCGACATCAGCGCTACCGCTGAGATCGCCGTCAGCAAGCTGGCCGATGGCACTGCCCGGCAGCTATTGCAGACGGACGCCGCTGGCACTGGTGTCGAATGGGCCAGCAACATTGACGTGCCCGGCACGCTGGATGTAACAGGCGCCGCCACGTTTGACGCAGGCGTCACGATTCAGGGTGACCTGACCGTCAACGGCACAACGACGACGATCGACACGCAGAACCTGATCGTCGAAGACAAGAACGTCGTCATCGGTCAAGTCACCACACCGACCGACGTAACGGCTGATGGCGGCGGCATCACACTCAAGGGCAGCACTGACAAGACCATTAACTGGGTCGATGCCACGGATGCGTGGACCTTCAGTGAGCACGTCAACCTGGCCAGCGGCAAGGGGTACTACATCAACGGCACGCAGGTGCTCAGCAGCAGCACCCTGGGCAGTGGCGTCACCGGCAGCAGCCTGACCAGCGTCGGCACGATCGGCACTGGCGTGTGGCAGGGCACTGCCATCAACAAGACCTACCTTGACAGCACACTGGTCAGCACAGGCGACACCGGCACCGTCACCAGCACGATGATTGCTGATGGCACCATCGTCAACGGTGACATCAACGCAAGCGCTGCCATCGCTGGCACCAAGATCAGCCCGAATTTTGGCAGCCAGACGGTCACGACCACTGGCGTGATCAGCGCCGCACTGGGCAGCGCCAGCACGCCAAGCATCACCTTCACCGGCGACCTCAACACCGGCATCTACAGCCCCGGTGCTGATCAGGTCGCCATCAGCACAGGCGGTACTGGCCGGCTGTTTGTTGACTCCAGTGGTCGGGTAGGTCTGGGAACTTCTACGCCAGGGTCGATTCTTACCGCAAAGGGGCCGATTGCATCTACATCAGACTGGGGCAATCTTGGGATTACGTCTGAGTTTGCAATTAACTCAGCCAATCGTATTTACAATGGCCTTTATTTTCTTGATAGCGGCACTTCGGGGTCAGCCGGAATTGGATTCTCTTATGACGGGACTGGCTACAAGCTGCACATTGGGACAGCATCATCTATTTCATCTGGTATTTCTACCGCGCTAACGGTAGACAGATCACAGCGAGTAGGGATTGGCACTACTTCGCCTCAAGCTCCTCTCCATGTGTCGCCTGCAAGCGGCGATGGTTACATCAACGTCACAAGTGTTACCAGCTCGTCGTCAGTTATTTTTAACGATTCAGGAACTGGTGGCAACTATCCAAAAGTTGGTTCAGAAGGAACTCGTTTGGTGTTGCGTGGCGGTTCCGTGTCTAACGCCGCCTACATCGACAGCTCGGGACGCCTCTTAGTTGGCACGTCTACAAGCACTAATAATGTACGACTTGGCGAAAAACTCGCTGTTGTAACCACGGGCGGATCCGATTACGGCGGCGCCAGCCTTACGACATACGCAGGATCTACGGCTGCTCTGTCTCCGCTTCTGGAGTTTCAGAGATCAAGGGGCACGACCGATGGAAGCATGTCTGCCGTAGGCAACGGCGACAGTTTAGGTCAAATTATTTTCAGGGGTGCAACCGGAAGTGCGTTTGAATCCGCTGCAAACATCACTGCAGAAGTCGATGGAGCTGTAAGCGGTGCGGGTGATATTCCAGGCAGATTAGTGTTCTCCACTACCGCCGACGGAGCGAGCAGCCCGACGGAAGCGGCAAGAATTACATCAGGGCAGCGATTTTTAGTTAATACTACAACAGTTAATCCGCACTCAAGTGGGACCTATGGAGTAGACATTTCTGCGGGTACTGGTGTGCTAGTTGGTGTAAATAATGTTCATGCGGCAATTTTTGCAAGGTGGAATGGCGATGGTGAATGTGTGCGTCTGATGCGTAACGCAACAACAGTTGGGACAATCTCGGTCACGACCACAGCTACGGCTTATAACACGTCTTCCGACTACCGCCTTAAAGAAAACGTTGTCCCACTGACTGGAGCAATAAATCGTCTCAATCAACTGCAGGTTCACCGCTTCAACTTCATTTCTGACCCAGACAAGACCGTTGACGGATTCCTTGCTCACGAAGCCCAAGCCATTGTTCCTGAGTGCGCCACTGGCACAAAGGATGAAGTGGATGCAGACGGCAATCCCGTCTACCAAGGCATCGACCAGTCCAAGCTGGTGCCATTGTTGACGGCTGCGCTGCAGGAGGCATTGGCTGAGATTGAAAGTCTCAAGGCTCGTGTCACCGCGCTAGAGCCATAAGTCCTACTCAAATCTGGGTCTGGCTCAGCTATCCCGCTGGGCTTGACACGGATGTAGTGTGGTGGGGCGACGCAGTGCGACCTGCTCGCCCCTGGCCACGATCCCCTGGAGACCATGACCCAACAAGATTACCGCTCCACCATCGTGTTTCACGAGTCTGGCTATGAGCCAGGCAGAGAAGTCATTCGCGTTGACGAAGAGGGCTTCCACTACAACGGACAGTTCATTGCTGATGCTGGTGAAGCGCATCGGCTGCTGGTCGAGTACCTGAAACGAAACACTCCAGAAGTCATTACCAACAACGTCACCATCCCGGCATAACGTCGCTAGGCACGTTAGTCATTCCCACTAACACTTATGGCACAACTATCCCCACAAGCGCAGGCGGTGCTGGATGCGTTTCTGGACAGCCCAGTCGATGCTGGCAATTACTATGCGACCCGAAGCCGGCAGATCGCTGCCTCCCTTCGTGCTACGGCGGAACAGATTGAAAACCTGTACTGCGACGACGATGTCGAAGACAGCCCCGGCATTGTTTTTGCCATGCGTCAGTTGATGCTCATTGCTGACGAGCTTGAAGCCTTCGCTCAGACGGATAACGTCGCCACCCCGGCATAACGTCGCTAGGCACGTTAGCCACCTTCACTAGACACCCGTCCTAAACTCCCACCATCACCCATCAACTCATGGCCGACACCCAATACACCTGGCGCATCACCAACATGGAGCGCGAGACAGCCGATGGGTACGTCTTCACAATCCATTACACCGTTACGGCAGAGGATGGCACCTACTCGGCTGGTGCCTACGGCAGCCTCGGACTGGAGCGCCCAGAAGGCAGCATGATCCCATACGCCGATCTGACTGAAGATCAAGTGGTCATGGAGTGGCTGCTACCCAAGTTCGGTGATGAGAAGGTCCAAGAGATCCATGCCGCCCTTCAGGCGCAACTTGACGAGCAGCACCATCCCAGCAAGGCCAGCGGGATGCCATGGCAGTAAGCGCTAACATGAGGCCATGATCGAGGTCATCGCTGCTGTTGCTGGGGCATCCATCAGCGTGGCTGCGATGGGGGCCATGGGCTTCAGCAAGCGCAATGACGAGGCTCGTGATGCAGTGATCCGGCTCACCGCTGCAGTGGAGCACATCGCCACGCAACTGGAGGTGCTCCATGGCGACATCCGCGCCGATCGTCAAGAAACCTTTAAGCGGCTGAATGGCGTCGAGCAGCGGGTGGCTACGCTGGAAGCACGCCCACACCGTTAATCATGGACGCGCAGACTGTCGCCGTCGTCGCCATCGTCATCGCTGCTGGTAGCGAGATCATCGCGCTGACACCTCTCAAGTCCAATAGCTGGGTGCAACTGCTGCTGCAGGCACTGAAATTGATGTTCCCTAAGCGCCGCTGATCGTGGCCAACACCGCGCCGATCACCCTCGAGTCGCTGTTTCGTTACTACAAGAACCTCCCGCATCAGGCTGCAGCGATTCAGCAGCTCGAGCAGGACCTTGCCGTCAACGGCTACGCGGCCGCGATGCGCCGCAATCGGTCGTGGTTCAACACCTGGAGCCAAGACGGCAAGCAAGTTGATCTGAGTGATGCGCTGAAGCTGATCCAGCAATTTGAGGGCTGTCATCTCGACGCTTACCCTGATCCGTTAAGCGGCGGCGAGCCGTGGACGATCGGCTGGGGCACGACCCGCTACAGCGACGGCCGGAAGGTCAAGAAAGGCGACAAGTTGAACCGGGTCGAGGCTGACATGCTGCTGCGGCAGGAGGTGGATCGGATCGCGGCCAAACTGCGTGAAACGGTGCCGCACTGGCGTGAAATGGGCGATCATCAGCAATGCGCGCTGGTCAGCTTTGCCTACAACCTGGGCGGCTGCTTCTACGGCTCAAGCGGGTTTGAGACGATCAGCCGCGAGTTGCGTGAGAAAGATTGGGATGCAGTGCCGGCGGCGATGCTGCTCTACCGCAACCCTGGCACCAACGTCGAAGCTGGGCTGAGGCGCCGCCGCGAAGCTGAAGGCAAGCTATGGGCAAAGGGACACCTGAAAGTGGTCGAGGTTGAGCGCCAGCCTGCCAAGCTAACGCCAGCCAGCTCGTTCGATTTGCGGATCACACCACACATCCGACTGGGGGAGTTCGCGCTTGACCAGGAAGCGCGCCGCTTCGAGCATCAGCACCAGATCGACACCGCAGCCGAGCTGGCAGCGTTCCTGGAGCGTGTGCGCACTGCGTTTGGAGGCAAGCCGATCGTCATCACCTCGGGCTACAGACCACCGGCAATTAACCGGCAGGTTGGCGGCGCCAGTGGATCAGAGCACCTTTACAACGCACCCAGCGTCGGAGCGGTGGACTTCTTCATCCATGGCGCTGACATCAAAAAAGTGCAGGCATGGGTGGATCGTGAGTGGCCCTACAGCGTCGGCTATGGCGCACCGAAGGGGTTTTGCCATCTAGGCATCCGCAAAGGCCGACCTAGGGTGCGCTGGGATTATTGAGCCGCGCGATCCTGATCGGCGCTTCGGCTGGATCGTCGAGCGGGATCATCCGATAGTCATCGACGCCATGGCGCTCTGCCCAGTGCTGCGCAGCGATGTGCGTCGGGAAGGGTCCGACGTGCCACGGGCCTAGGTCGAGGATGTAGGTCATGGGTGGCAGGTTAGGGCCGCTCAGGCGGCCCGGTCAGGGTCAAGCGGCCTGCAGTGCTTCCCAGGTCATGTCGGAGATCAGCTGATAGGTGCCGGGGCCGACAACGGCGTCGAGAGCTTTTTGGAGCGGGATGCCGGCTTCCACAAGGGTGGCAACCACCATCGAAATGGCTTCATCTTTAGTGCAGCCTGTCTCAGTCAAGGCAAGGTTGAGGGCTTTGGTGATCGCGGGGTGGCGGGTGGCGGTGGTCATCGGAGTGGGTGGCTGTCGATGAACTAACTATACACCGCGGGCAGTGTCCCGCAACTGACCGGGGTGGCCTGTTCATAATTCGTCACATTCCGGGCGATCCAGTCTCGCCCGTTACCGTTGGGGCAGCAGCGGCCAACCGATGCGGGCGTTCATCGTCGAGGTCAAGGCCACCGTTGTGGTGCGCTCAAACGCTGACCCCGAAGACCTACCCGCTGATGTCTACAGCCGCATAGCGGAACACGTTCACGACGACGACGACATCCTGAGCCTCGAGGTTCAGGCCATGCCCCTGCCGCCGGATCTCAGTGGACAAAGCGCACATTGATGGCACCAGGCTCATCACCCGACGCTCAGCGCGCGATCAGGTCCTACTCGCCTGGAACTACCGCTGTGCCTACTGCGGCGATGACCTCGGCCGCAGCCCGACGCTTGACCATGTGATCCCCAAGGTCCACGGCGGGCTCACTGTCCGCTCGAACATGGTCGCCTGTTGCCTCGGATGCAACAGCCGCAAAGGTCACAAGCCATGGATCGACTGGTATCGCGCGCAGCCGTTCTGGTCAGCGTTCAGCGAATGGGCCATTGCCCAGTGGCTAGGGCAGGATTTTGCTAAGCAGCAGGATGACCAGGGCACAGATCAGCCAGTACATGAAGGCTAGGTAGACCAGCGTCATCGGGCTAGCAGGTGGTCTAGGTAAAGCTCAGCCTGCCACAGGTCGCTCGAATAGCGGCACATGCCGTGCGCGCAGCTTCTGTAATACAGCTCGCCGCCGCCTTCAGGTTGCAACGTCTCGATCCAGCCGCCGTCGCGATCAGTACGGCTCAGCACCTGCGCTTCGCTCATGGCTGCTGATCCAGTCCTTCAGCTCGATCACATACTGCCGCAGCCGTTCAGCTTGCAGCAGATGCCAGCGGTCGCCTGTCTGGAAAAACAGACTATTGTGCCGATCGATCGCCAGCAACGCCTGGTGGATCAGCACACACCACGGCTCGCGCGTGGCTGTCACCCATTCGCGCGGCATGGTTGGAACATCTCGCATCGCGGCGCATAGCGGCCGCCGCTGCGTTTCGCTTCCGGCAGTTGCAGGTCACACCCCTGGATGCGCATGTCCCACTGCAGGCAGTCCCAACACATGCGCGGCGCATCAGCAGGCCGCAACTGCGTCACCGCCATCCGGTAGACCGACTGCGCCCGCTCGAGCGCCGTGGGCAAGTGAACGGTGCCTGTATCGGTCTTGATCTGCAGCTCAGGCTTTGGACCCAGCACGACATGAGCCTGCCAGTTGCGAGAGCTGCAGGTGCACACCAGCAGCAGGCGGCCGGCGTACAAGCTGATCATTCGCGTTCGCCGTAAGACGGCTGGTGATAGATGCGCTCGAGCTGCATCGACAGCGGCTCGTCATCATCTGGCATGTGCAGCAGATTCTGAGCGATCACCATGGCCAGCTCGTCATCCTCGAGTGCCGACCAAGAGATCAGGGTGGTATTAATCGGCTTGGCAATGACGAGCGACATCCGCGGGCTGCGGTGCAGAAGCCGCAACGCCCAGCGCTCGAGCCAGTTGAGGTGCGGCAGTTTCATGGCTCCATGGTGCCGATAAGACGGTCCAGATACCACCGGGCTTTCTTTAAGGATTCGGGATCCTTGTGCTGTTCGCGCCAGACGTACTTCAGAACGTTGCCCTTGCAGAAGCCCCTGAACTCTTCTCGCGTCAGCGCCGCCTGGATCGCGTCGATGCACTCGATCTCCCCATGGCGGTAGTGGTCGGGATGGTTGATCGGATCAGACATGCCCCAGCTCCATGGCGCGATCGCGCGTGAAGTCGTCAATGATCTGCACGCAAGCAGCCACGTTGTAAATAACGTCGCTGTCAGGCGATGGTCCTTTGCGTCGATAATGCTCGCCAGGTTTGAGCCGACCAGACTCGCGCCAGCGGCGCAACGTGCGCACAGAGATGCCTAACTCGCGAGCCGTCTGATGGCTCGACATCCAGCGGATCACAGCCATTTGCCCCTCAGCAAGAACTGCCGGCAGATGCGGATGCACTGCTGCGCGTGCTTGTCGGCCAGGTGACTTTCGGCTTCCCCGATCGCCAGCACGCAGGCAGCGTGAAGGTCTGCATAGTCGGTGTCTCGGAAGTTGGCGGCGATGTCGCGGCTGAACTCCTGCCAAAGGCCCGTGTAGGTGCCGCAGGTTCGACCGCTCGCGTGATAGAGCGCTTCAAGCATGTCTGAGCGTTGCTGTTCGAGTTGGCTGCTGATCAGCATGGGTCGAGGGCTTGGCGGATCCTGAGCAGTTCAGCGCAGATCGCGCTGACATGCGGCACGGTAGGACCGTTCCGCAGCTTATCCACCCTTGCTGTTAGCAGCAGCTGCAACCGCCGGCGTTCTTCGAGCTGTCCGGCGTTGAACATGCTCGAGTCGCTGATCAGCGCTTCGAGCTTGGCGCGGATGTGGTCGGTCATCGCAGGCTCGGGTTCCGCTCTGCAGCGGTCAGTGATGGATGGTCATCGTCATCGTCTTCCCACTCAGGCTGCAGCAGCACGCTTAGCACCTGCTGACCCGGATAAAGCTCCATCGCGCTCAGCGCAGCGGTGGCGGCGTTGGGGGCTAGCAGCTCAACCTGATCGATCGTCAAGGTGACGCAATAGCAGTTCAAGGCAGCACCTCCACGGCCGCGTTCGGCCAGCGGTTCTGTGCATAGCGCAGCGCGTGGCGTTTGGTCTCGGCCTGCATGATCCAGATCATCGGTTGCGTGTGCGCCTTGCGCACCAGCACGCGGTACTCGCGTGTCTGCGCACCATGCCGCGGGCGGCTGATGCCTTCGCCGTGTTTGCTGTCGTCCGGTTCTTCATGCCATGCCCACGGGAGCATGGCGCCAATGGTGTCAGCCATGAATTGCAGGGTCGGTGACGGTTTCAGGATTCAGCCATTCGATTTCAGACCACCACGGCATCCAGCCGGACTGCTGCGCGATGTGTTTGGCTTCGGTCAGGCTGTGCGCCGTGATCGCCTCGATGACATTGGCGCTGCGGATCTGGAAGTAGAAGCGGCGGGGGGTCATGGCTTCAGGTTCGGATGGCAGGCAGGGTGCTGGTAATGCGTTTGCATTACCTGATCACGGCCGACGCTGATGCCGACGGCGTACATCATGAACAGCAGCGTTAGGGCTGCAAAACGGTTGATCCAAGGGTTGGTGATCATCATGCGAGCGCCCGGCGGACGCGGTAGCGGGTGAGGTTGAGGCGGTCTGCGATCTGTCGCTGGCTGAGACCAGCGCGACGCAGGACGAGAACACGGCGATCGGTGGAAGCGGTCAGCCAGTCGATCAGAGCGACCAGCACCAGCAGCGGCAGGAGCAACTTCCAGATCACCAGAGCAGTGGCGGTGAGCATGGCGTGGTGTGGGTGGGTGTCGGCCTCGTCGGCCGTGCGCACAGTATCGGACACCACCGGCAGTGTGCGCTAGGGGCTTGTCACAGTTCTTCATCCGGCGCATCAGCCAGCCCGCCGGGCGTCACCTCAGCAGCCAGCTCGACCGGCACACGCAGCACCGGCTTCCGCATGTGCTCATTGCTCCAGCCAACCGCATAGCGGCTCACCTGCAGCTCGACCGTGAACCACACGTGCTTGCACTGGCGGCACTGCCGCTTCCGCACCGTCTGGTTCTCATAGACGTTGTTCGTGATCACCGCATAGAAGCGGCCGGCGCCGCATTGTGGGCATTTCATGGGCAACATGGGACAACTGCCCCAGATCGATGGACTTCGGGAAATGGATGCAGGTAGAGATCCCACCTGAGCGGCTGTTCAAACTTGAAAGCAACTGCCGCGGCCTGGCCGAACATGGCAACGTTGGCCAGCTGGCCGCGCAACTGCTACGGCAGAACTACCGCCAGCAGGAAATGCTCCAGGCCGCAGTCCATGAGATCGCGCGCCTGGAGCTGATGATCCTGAATCAGAACACGTCGGCCTGAATCACCACGCCGCTAGTGGCCTGAGCGAGGCTCGCAGCGGCAGCAGGTACCGACGTGGCCGCAGCCTCCTCGATCGCCTTCTGGGTCTTGTAGTCCGGCTCGATCGCCATCGACACATAAGCGTCACCGCCGCTGGCCGGCTCCTTCCGCCAGCCGCTGATCCGCATCGGGATGTTGCCCCGATCGTTTGGCGTGGCGTTCATCAGGTAATTCGCCATCGCGTACGCTTGATCAGCAGGGACGCTGATCACACCGTCATACATCGGGTAATTCTTGGACGGATCGAAGCGATCGCCTAGGCGATTGCGCAGTTTCTCTTCAGTGTTCCTGAACAATGCGCCGTTTGCTTTGAAGCTCATGATTGGTCGTGAGTGATGGTGTTGGCCTTTTCGTATTGCTCCACCTCGGCCAGGGGATAGAGCACGAATCCGGGAGTCTTGAAG